TTCTGCCGACGCCGGGAAAATGGTTGTGCCAGCGCGCGCCGCGAAAGCATGTAGGCGAATTCCTACTTCCCGGCCTTCCCGTTGCTGGTCAGGATGATTGTCGCGCGATCAACCCGTCGACGTCACGCAGACGAACGTGCACGTGGTGGTGGAGATGACCGTGCCGCCCGCGCTCTTCATGTTGATGACGATCCGATGCGTCGTCTGTCCGCTGGTGCCGGTGGACCCGTGGATTTCCTGCACGCTGCAGCCGACCGTACCGGTGCCTGGAATCGTCGTGTAGGCGGATGCGGTATTGACGACGGTCCCAGCGTCGGTGTCGCCAGCAGCGTTGAGCCAGGTATCGGTGACCTGCACGCTCACCGCGCCGGAAGGAACGGACCCTGATGCTTTGGTCGTGTTTCCTGCGGCCTTCGACTTGCCGACGACTGTCCAGCCACTGGCGCCGATCTCGAAATCAAGGATGGCGCTGGGCGTGGTTCCGGCCGGCTCCGCATCAGACTGAACGAAGGTTTGGCCGTCGATCGGCAGCGCGTAGGATGCGGTACCTTTTTTGGCGTAGAGCGTGTTGATGTCGGCGCCTTCGCTCTGGATGCCGGTCGCCGCCGCCGCGCTCCCGTAGATGATGTTGGCGAAGCGGTTGCTTGTATCCGATCCAGCAACAGCAATGCCCGCCGCGCGCGCCTTCGTGGTGCCGGCAACGTACGGGTCGAAGATGTTGTCGAGGTCGACGCCTTTGGATGCGATGCCGGAGGTCACCAGATCGCCTCCAGCAAGAGGCGCAGCAAGCCGCGCTGGCGGGGATGGATGCTGGCGCGCGCGAGTTTGCGTTCCAGGCTATCGATGCGCTTGGTGAGCCGGTCGATCTCCTGCCCCGCCCACATGGCCTGTTCGTAGGCCGCACCTGCATAGTTGAGCGACAGGCGCGTCTTGCCGTGCCAGTCGAATTCACCGACGTGTTCCGGCGCGGTCTTCTGCATCGATTGCGCAGTCGCGCCGAGACCGTTCCAGCCGTTCTCCTTCAGCACGTAGCTGACGAACGGGACCGTGCGATGCAAAGGCCGCGGCTTGAACTTTCGGATGTTTCGCTTCAGACGCCGGTCCGATGAGGTGGCATTGAATGTTCCGCATGTAACCATCCCCTCGAACGTTGCGGCACCAGTGCTGCGGTCGAAGGACAATGAGTTTGCGATGTAAACGCCAGCGTCACTGTAGCGCGCGAAGGTCAGATTGGAGCCAACATTGCTGCCACTTTCGGTTGTGGCGTCCCCAAGGATGATCGACCACCGATTGATGCCCGTGTTCTGTCCTACAATCCGGTTTTGCGAACCTGCCGACGAACTCTTGCTGAAATTGAGGTCGTTGTTCCCCGCGCCTCCTCTTGCGATCGTCTTCAAGCCAATGATCGTTTCGGTGCCGGCGATGTGTACTACCTGGCCGTCATTGGCCGGCGTGTAGCCGAGCGCGCCGGCGACGTTCAGCGCGGTCACGTTGAAGATGACGTTGCCGGTGCCGTCGAAGTTGATCGATGCGGCGGTGGCAAGCCCGGTGATCTGGAACGCGCGCGGTGTGGCGAGTTTGGTGGCCGCGACGGCGGTGCCGTCGATCGGCAGGTACTGACCGGAGATGTTGGCGCTCGCGGCGTAGTAGTTCGTGCCGTCGGTGAAGACCGTCAGCGCGGAACCTTGCGTGATCGACACGCCGGCGCCGGTAGCGCCCTGCACGGTCAGCGTGTAGCTGCCGCTGGTGTTGTTGGCGATGATCCAGCGCGACCCCGCGACCAGCGGCAGCTTCAGGGTTGCGTTTGAGGCCAATGTGCCAGTGACCAGCAAGGTCGTGACGCCGAGCACCGAAGGATCCGGTGTGGTCGTGCCGCCGGTGGTGGTGATCGTGTAGGTGCCGGCCGCGGGCAGGCCAATCCAGCCCGCCGCGCCCGCCGCATCCGGGCTCTGGCTGTTGTTGTCGGTCTGGTTGATCCAGAGGCCTTTGCCGTTACCCATCAGCAACACGGAGCCTGCCGGATAGCCGCCGATGTTCGCGTTGCCGGCGAACGCCGCGTCGAAGCTGTAGGTATACCCGGCTTCCTGCCACATGCGCGCGAGGGTGGCATCCTTGAACAGGCCGTTGAAGTCGGCGCCGAACGGCGGCACGCCGCCCGAGGCGATCGGTTCCATGTTCACCGACGTGAAGCCGGTCTGGTAGCTCGCGGTGCCGGGTGTCGCGCCAGGCGTCAGCGGCACGGTGTTGACCGGCCCCGCGCCGGTGCCCGACGCGAATGCCACGGTCAGCTTGGTGGGGGCGTTGGACTTTTGCATGTTCGGGCCTTTGGAAATGAAAAAGGCCGCACAACGCGGCCTTCGGGAATGCTTGGAGGGATTCGGGTTACGGGTTGACGGTGATCGTGACGCCGACGCCGGCGGGCCGCGGCATCAACGACGCCTGCTGCAACACTGCCGCTTCCCACGACTCGAGCGCGAAATTGAACACGTACGTGATCTGCATCGGCGTCGCGTTTTCCAGCACGTAGCAGGAGCCGCGCGTCGTGCCCTGCCCGTTGAACATGAAGTTCAGCAGCGCGTTCATCGATTGCGCGGTGAAGCTTGAGATGTTGGCGAGCGCCTTGGTCAAGATCAGCACCCGGTAGGCGTCGTCGGTGAGCGTGTAGAGCGTGCCGGCCTGCGGCCCCGAGTAGAACGGTGCCTGGTTGAACGGCTCGGCATCGGGCAGCGCTTCATCGAAACCAAGGAAATCGTTATCCGCCGGAATGTTGATCGTGCGCGGGATGTTGACGATGCGGCCCCAGATATCAAGTCCAAAGCCGACCGCGGTGTAGACGTCCCACACGTTGGCCATGAAGGCGTCGAAATCCGCCTGCGGATCGATCGCGGCATTTGCCGCCTGCATCAGGCTGGTCAGGATGGGCGACGTCGCATACTGCGCAAGGAAGGTGTCCGAGGCATCGACGGCGCCGGCTGCGTTTTTCACGACAGCGTGACCGTGATGTTGTCGGCGCTCAAGGTGGGCAGCTGGTCGATGCCCATGGCCAGCGACGTCGCGGTCGGATCAGCGGCGGTGCCGATGCCAATCGAAAGCAGTTCCACGCCGTTGCCGATCGCGGAGATGCCGGCGAAGTAGCGCCCTGCGTACAGGGTCGATCCGATGCGCGCGCGCGTGCCGCCGTCCTGGCCATTGAAGGCCGCGAGGATCGCATCCTGCACCAGTTGCGTGATGTTCGCCGGCACGCTGGTGTTGTTGACGAGCGTCACCGCGAAGAAAATCGGCACCGAGGTCGGGGTTTGCCACTTCACGGTGTAGGTCGGATAGGGCATCACGCCGGTCGACTCATCCGTGTAGACGTAGGACGTCCCGCCGTTGTACGCGCAGCCCAGTGACTTCTTGCTCCAGATGGCTTTTGCGACATCGGCCGCGGCACCGCCGGCGACGGCTACGTAGATCGAATTCCCGACGATCGGATAGGCCGTCGGACCAGTGTTGACCGTGGCGTTCGTGGAGTTGTCGGTCACGTACGCATCGATCACGTTCGGAACCGCCAGCACTGCGGCCAGCACCGACTGGATCGAGTTCAGCGCGTTGACGCCCACCGAGTTCTGCCGGCGCAGCTCGAAGTCCGCGCGGGATTCCTCGTCCACGCCCGGCACGCCGGCGGTGGCATTGGTCACCGATTCCCAGCCGGAGATCGCTTTGTAGATCGTGGTCAACGAGTCGATCGGACAGGCGATCGGGCCCGTGGTCAGGCACTGAAACTGCCCGACCACGCTTCCCGACGAACCGATGGTGACCGCCGAGAGCAACTGGTACTGGTTGCCCGCCGTGTCCTGTGCGATCGCGCCGGCCGGGATGACCGTGCCTGCGAGGCCGCTGCAGGTGCCCGCGACCAGCGTTCCGGAAGCCGCGATTCGCTTCATGAAGTAGATCGCGCCGATCGCATCCTGCATCACGCCCGCCGCATTGGCTGGATCGACCTGGTTCACGATCTCGGCGATCTCGGCGTTCTTGTCGCTGACGACGGCCGCCAGCGACTGCGCCAGCTGCCCTTGCGGCGACGAGAGCGACAGCGAAAGGTTGCCACCGAATGCGCGCTGCTGGTCGGACTGCACGCCGGCGAGGATCGCGGCGTCGGTCGGCAACACCACGCCGTTCGGGGTGAACTGGATTGCAGGGACGGCCGTTCCGGTCATGTCAGAAACTCGCGACGATGGGGGTATTGGTGTCGGTACTCACCACGATCACGGATCCGGTGAGCTGGCGCTGTGCATTGAGGCCCAGGCTGACCACGGTCACCGACACGACGCCCGCGACGGTGAGCGCTGCCTGTTCGAGCAGGCTCGTGATGTAGGACCGCGGCGGCAGTTTCCCGAGCAACGATTGGAAATACGGCAGGCCAAGCGTGGCGCCGTACCAGCATTCGCCCTGGAACGTGCGGATCGCCGAGGCCACGTCCTGAGCGATGCTGTAGTCGGGATCGGTAAGCGTCAGGTTGCCGTTGCTGTCGAGTTGCAAGTCCCAGGTTGCGGTGTCGAGCGGTAGGGTTTGCATGGATCAACCTGTCGGCTGCGCGGTGTTGCTGCTGCCAGATTGCACGCCGGGGTGCACATGCGCGCTGACCGTGTGCCCGCCGTTGAATGTGCCTTCCTTGTCGAAGGTTGCGGTGTTATCGCCGGTCACCGGGCCGCTGATCGCGATGCCTGAACTGTTGATCGTGATCGAGTGACCGCCGAAGGAAAGTACGATCCCGGACGAATTCATCACCACGCGCGCAGCATCGCTGTCGGTCCCGATCTCTTCGGTGATCGTCTTTGGCGAGTTGAGCGTAATGCCGCTATCGGGGTCGAACTGCAGGTACTGCGCCGGTTCGGCGTTGAGCGTCGCGCCCATGTAGAACCCGTCGGCGAGACTGAACCGCCGATTCGACCCCGGCGCCGATTGCTTGCCGCTGGCGATCACCGCCGACACGTCGCGGTCGGCGAAGCAGACGAGGCCGATGTCGCCGACGGCAGGGTCGAGGATCACCGCGCTTGTGCCGCCCTGCCAGCGCAGGTACGGCAACCCATACAGCACCGGGAGCGCCATGACGTTGCCCGCGCTGTCCATCTGTTGGATCAGCGGCTGTACGTCGACGCGGCCCACTGGCGCAAGACCGCCACCATGCACCGCGACCACCATCACTGGGATTGTCGTGCGTACCTGCGCCATCGCGGCACGGAAGGCGAACGCCCATGCCGTGAGCGGATTCGCGCCCGCGGCCGGGTTGAAATAGCTGCCTGTATCCGCCATCAGTTGCGCCCTACGATCTGGATGTTGCTCACGCTTGCATGCGTGAACCACGGACCGCCCGGCATCTCGCACGAAAGCTCGTGCGCGACTACGTTGATCCAGAACGTGCCCGGCACGCCCGGCACCGGCGGTGGATTGCCTGATGCCTTCTTGATTTCGAGCTGGCGCCCGAGTTGCACGTCAGGGTTGAATTCCATCGTGACGTCGATGCCGATCTGCGTGTATTCGGGATAGCCGACCATGCCGTTGTCGGGCCCGGTGGTCACCGTCACGCCGTCGACGTTCGTGTCCTTCTGCCAAACGGTCAGCGTGTCGCCCTGCAGCGTGTAGCAGATGCCCGCGGCCGTGCAGATGTCGGCGATCTGTTGCGAAGGCGAGCCCGCATGGGCCGGGTTGGCGAGCTGCGCCGATATGCCCTTGTCGATGAAGGTGACCGGCGGATCGCAAGCCGCGCAGATGCCTCGCAGCATCGCCGCGACATCGCCGCTTCCGGCGACGCTGGTTCCTGGGACCATCTGTGTTTGCTGGCCGATCGACGCGTAGCACTCGAGTTCCAGCGAGACATCCGGCATCGCGTTGTAGTTGATGTGCGCGACGAAAATTCCACCGGAGAACACCTCGACCTCGTTGACCTTCTTGCCACGGGCGTCGATGTCGTATGCGAACACCGTGATCTTGTTCTTGTTGATCTTGGCCTGGTCGAAACCGAGCGTCGACAGCTGCGCCATATCGGAGGGCTTCATGCCCCAGATTTGCAACAGCGCGCGGCCGCCGAACGCGGTATCCCCACCGATCACCGACTGGATCGATGCGACGCTCCGCAGGCCGTCGAGGTTGAGCGTGTTCGAACCATTGTCGAATTGCCCGGGTGCGCTGCTGTTGGCATTGTCGCCCTGGTTCAACTCGATCACGTACCCGAGGCCGCGCTTGGTGAAGCTCACGCCGCACCGCCGGCCACGATCTCGTCGGGCGTCAGGTAGTAGAGCTGGTAGCGCGCGCCGAGTCCATCGTAGGTCGGACTGTCATTCGTGCCCTGGGTGTCGAACATCACGAGGTCGCCCACGAGCCCGAGGTACGCGTAACGCACGATCCACACGCTGTTCAGCACCATACGCGCCTGCACGACCACGACATCGTTCACCGCCAGGTCGAGGTAAAAGTGCTCGCCCTTCTGGTACAGCGTGATCCGGCACGGCTGGTCACCCAGCGAGACATTGAAGGCCTGCGCCGGGATGGGTTGCAGCGGGATGGCGATCATGTCGGGGGCGGGAAGGCTGCATTGAAGTGCGCGAAATCGGACGGCTGCAGCGGGCCACCCACGACGGTGCCGAGGTTGACCGGCGAGGCCGCGGTTTCGGATGACGAAGTGATGGGAGTTCCCACCGATGCCGTGGGCGTCAAATACTGCGCGCTTCCGGATTCACGGATCTCGCGGAACATCAACTCGGCGATGATCAGCGTGCCACCCTCGTCCGATTTCTTCGCGTGGTTGTAGGCGACCAGGTTGACGTTCTGATACACCTTGTCGGGCGTCACCACGTCATACAGATCCGTGCTCTCCAGCATCGTGTCCAGCTGCTTCAGGAACGCATCGCGGCTCATCGGCTGGCCGAAGGCGAGCCCGACATTGGACAGCGCCTGATCAAGCGATTGCGTCACCGACTGCAAGGCTTCCTGCACCACGTTGAGGCCCTGGCAGGTCATGACCATGCGCAGGTCGAATGGAACCTTCACCTTGTTGTAGCTGACGAACTGACCTTGCTGCACCGGATAGTCGCTGATGCGCTCTTCTCCGTGCCATTCCAGCGACAAGACGCTGTCCGGGGTCAGCACCGGGCGGCCGCTCTTGGTGCCGCCCAGTTTCCCGGACACCGACGCCATGAAGCCGCCGGCGTTCGTTGATTGTCCCGCGGTCACGACGGCGTAGGTCGGCGCGCCGGTGTTCAGCAGGTCGATCCCGAGCGCCTGCGTCGCGCCCAGGAAGAAGGTGGCGGGAACTGACATGTCAGGCGACCGACGTCACGTAGCCCGCGATGAGGGGGTTGTTTTGCAGCGCCTTCTGCATGCCCTTGGCTACGCCGTTCGCATCCGTGGCCTTGGTCTGCACGTTGATCGGGCCGTTGATCGTGACGCTGTTCGTTGTGGTGGAAGAGCCAGATTTAGCGACTTCCGGACGCGCGCCAACGTAAGCGCTCGAAAGGCCTTGCGCCATCTTGGCGCGGCGCAGCGCTTCAGCTTGGCCGCCGGCCGGGCGTTCGTACAGCAGCGAAACCAGACTGGCGGCATCGGCCGCGCTGCCAGCGGTGCGCAGCCTGTCGCCCGCGCGTTTCTCGCTGGTCTGCAACTCGTGGTTCACGAACGCCAATTGATCGGCGAATGAGGAGCCTTGAATCGGACGTCCGGTGAATTTCTCGAACGCCTGCTGGCGATCCTTGTGCCATTGCGCGATGCCGTACGCCTTCATGTTGTCGCCGTAGGCGTTCGTGCGCAGACCGCTTTCGGCCGTGAGGTTCGCGACAATGCCGGCGGCCTGTTGCGGCGTCCATCCCTGCGATGTGAAGTACGCCATCGCCTGCGCGCGGTGTTTGGCTTCCATCTCGCGCCCGGTCTTGGCCGTGGCTGCAAGCTGCGCGCTGGAAACCTCGTCCTCGTAGGTTCCGTCCGCGCGTCGCGCGCCGCCGGTGCTTTCGCTGTGGAACAGCGCCCAGATGGGCAGCGCCCACATTGAAACCCGCGTCGCCAGCGGAATGGCTTTCGCCGCAAGGCCTGCGCCACCGCCAGCTGCCGCGGCTTCGGCTGCGCCTGCCGCGCCGCCAGCAGCTGCCGCGGCGCGCGCGGCGGTCAGCGCGGTCGTGAGTGAGCGCAACTTGAGCACCCACATCCCGACATTGGCGATCCACCCGAACACCTTGACCGCGGCAATCTCGATCAGGATGCCCTTCACGCCGCCGAGCGCCTGAACAACCTGCTGCAGAGCCTGGAAGAATTTTTCCACGTTCCGTATGACGGCGTTCCAGTCGATGCTGTCGAGCCAGTTCGCCAGTTCCTCACCGAGCCGCGCCAGCACCGGTTCCAGCTTGTCGAACACGCGCTGGCCAACCTGATGGAACCGCTCCTGCAGATCCGCCCACTGCGCCTGCAGCTTCGCAGCCTGCTCCGTGCTCGCCTTGGTCGCGGCACCGGTGAGTGCCATCGTGCGAGCGAGCTGCGCCTGCAACTTGTCGGGGCCCTGCAGCAACATCTGCTGCATGGTGAAATTGCTGATGCCGGCCGCTTCCGCGACCTGCAGCGCCTGCTGCGGGTCGTGCATTTCAGCCATGCGGCGGCTGATGTTGATCAGGGTTTGCGCCGGGTCGTTCGATACTCCGAAGCCGAATCGTCGCGACGCCTGGATCAGCGCGGACGTGCCGTGGATCTTCGCCTCGGCCATGCCCTTGGCCATGCTCTGCAGCGCATCGGACGCTTCGTTGCCGGCGCCGCCCATTTCCTTCGCGGCCAGCCGCCACGCCTGCAGTTGATGCGTGGACATACCGAGCGTGGTGGACATGCGGCCCAGCGTGGCCTGCCCAGTGATGCTCGATTCGATGAACGCCTTGAACCCGGCGCCCATCCCGAACGCCGCGAGCGCGCCCAGGATTTCGATCTTGAGCGCCGAGAACGCGCCGGCGGCTTTCTTCCCATGCTCGGCGATCAGCTTGGTCTGCTTGTCGGAGGTCTCGCCCAGTTTCTTGAGCGACGTGCCAACCTCTTTCTGACTCTTCTGGTACTCGCGCGTATCCAGCCCGAGCGTGATGAACAGCGCTTCGATGACGTTAGCCATGGTCGCGGCTCGCAGTGGCTTCGTTGTGTCGGTTCACAGCGTTTATTTCCAGAACGTCCCAGAGGTCTTCCAGAGACAGCACGGTCGCGAGTTCCGCGAAGCTCACGAGTTCGGACGAGACGGCGCAGGCGATGGTCGGCGGAACGTTCAGGACGCGGGAGTATTTGCGCCAATCAACGATGTCAGGCGGCCCCAGATCAGGCGACCGCCTTTCACGAAAAAACCCGCATGCAGGTCCACCCACGCCATGCGAATCTGCAGTAGGGTTTCGGGTTCCTCGATGTCGTCGGGCACGAGGTCGCGGGTGATCTTGCCTTCATCGATCTTGAGGTTCTGCAGCATCGTCGCCAGCAGGGCTTCGGCCTCGCCCGGCGAGATCTGCGCGATCAGCACCCACAGCACGCCCGCGATGCCGGCGAAGCCTGAATCGGCCTGCACATCCGGCAGGCTGATGCCGTTCTTGCCGAGCGCCAGCACCAGGCGAACCGTCCAGCGCTCGATGTCGAGCGCCGGAAGCTCGGTGAGGACGAAGGTCTTGCCTTTGTCGCGTCCGTCCGCGTCGATCGTGATCCGGCAGGTCTTGCGGGCCATCGTCAGGACACCTTCGCGCCGACGATCTTCTCCCACGTGATTTCGAACTTCGGCGGCCCGAGTGTCTTCTTGGCTTCCGGCATTGGCTGGAATCGTGTCATGTACCCGTTGGCCATGGCGAACTTGTAGCCGATCGACGGGATGATGATCGTGGCCGATGCCGCGATGACCTCACGCACGGCGTCTTGTGCCAATTGCCAATTGGTGAAGAGAGCGATCCCGAATCAGCCTGCAGCGTGATCGTCATCTTGTACGGGTTGAAGATGTAGCCCGCCGACAGCTTGCCGTCGATGCCCATCAGGGTTTCGACCTTCTCGACGGCTTCGGCGGCGAAGGCATCGTCGGTGGCGTAGCCCTGAACCGACTGCGGCGCCGAGTACACGCCGGGGACGGTGATGGCGAACGAGGAGTTCGCAGAAGTGATCGTGCTCATTACTGCACCTCCACGCTGGCAAGGGAAAGGGCCTGGATGCTGCCCCCGTCGTTGTAGTACAGGGTCATTGGCGGCGACTGTCGCGCGACGCGCGTCGAGGGCGCGGCGTCCTTGATGTCGAGATACCAGCCGGAAGCGTTGAGCGGCTGCGAGACGTCGAAGCCGACGGCGTTGTACAACTCCTGCACCTGCGATGCCGACAGGGTGATGCCGGTGCGGATGGTGCCGAAGTTTGCGGCGGCATTGATTGGATCGGCGAGCGCGGCATGGATCAGGGAGTAGCCGGCCGCGTTGTACGGGATCGAGCCGACGGACGTCAGCAAGTTCATCATCGCGTCCTGCAGGTCCGCGTTGAGCTTGATCTGGCAGACGTACGAATCGGCCCACTTGTACTGCCCGGTGATCGAGCCCGGGTAGAAGAACTGCCACTGCGTGGAACTGGTCGCGAAATCGCCGTAATAGTTGTAGCCGTTGGCTTCCAGCGCCGATGCCTGCGCGCTGGTGGTGACCGTCGGCGTCAGGCCCGAGAACGAGCGCTCGGCGAGCGTAGCGCGGCCGTTGGTCTGGGTGAAGTTGAGCGACGCGGCCCAGCCCAGCACCGCGGCTGCTTCCAGCGCGCCCTCGGCGTCGTTGGCCGCCCAGATTCCGATGGTGCCGTCATCGTTGGCGGCGATGACCTGGGACAGCCACGTTTCGGTATTGCCGGCGGTGAGCGCGTTGACGTCGGTGTCGAAGCCTGCGTAGAAGTAGCGCTTGCCCTGCACGGCCGTCCACGCGCTGAAGGCTTCCTTGTCGGCGATGACCGGTTCGAACGTGGTCGCGAAACCGGCCCAGTCGCCGGCCGCCGCGGCGAATGCAGGCATCGCCGTCGCCGGCGTCTGTGCATCTGCGCCCTGCGAGATCACCGCGCCGGTGGCCTGCGTCAGGTCGAGGCCCGCCGCCAGCGTGCCCGTGGCATACGTCGCGGTCGATGCGGTTCCGGTGGTGCTGCTGGTGAACACGAACGCGCTCAGCTGCGTGTCGAAATCGACGGTGAAGTCGGGGCTGGTGAAGGCCGCTTCGATCGTCGCGGCGGCGGCGGTGAAGCTCGTCGCGCCCGTCAATACGATGGATGCCGAAGTGTTGGCCGTTCCGTCGATGGTCACGCTCAATGTTCCGGTGAGCGCCTGCAACTGTGTAAGCGTCATGTCGGCCAGCGAACCGGAGCGCAGGAACGCGGCCGTCGCGGCCTCGTTGTAGGCGCCGAAATAGAGCTTTCCGGGCGTGGTGGTTGCGCCGTTCTGACCCTCGAAGTAGATCTGGGCCATCAGGTACTCGGTCGAGGTCAGCCCGAAGAACGCGCCGACATCCGCCGCGTTGGCGAACGGCTGCAGGGCACCGGAAACGAGCGATGCGGATTGCGACAGGATCAGACCATTGAGGTCCAGGGCCGAGCCGGCCGCGGACAGCACGCTCGGGATGACGTTTGCAATGCGACTGGCGGGGATTGCCATGGGGATGTGCTCCGATTGAAAACGAAAAAACCGCCCGAAGGCGGCGTCGTGGGGTGGTGCGGTTGCGCAGGGTTACGGCGGGAAAACGGCGTCCACTTCGGCAGGAACGACCGTCAATGCCATGGCGAAGTCCTGCGGCAACGTCACGACGGGGTTGTATTGCAAGGCGAGTTCCACGATCCAGCGCGGCTCGTACTGGTTTTCGCCGTTGACGATCGTCATCTGGCGCGGGTCTTCGGCATAGAGCGGCTGGATTTCGATCGCGGCACCGGCGAGCGCCGTCGCGGCGTAGTCGGTCTTGAACGCGGTCGCGATCAACGCGGCCATGTTCGCAGCGTCAGGACCGTAGCAATCGATCTGCGCGTTCCACTGCGTCGAGCGCGAATGGGTTTCGCTGCCGGGGTTCGATTGACCCGGGATGAAGGTGGTCTTGTCGGTGGACAGCCCCGGCGCGTTCAGCCCCGTCATGAGGATGAAATCGCCGGTCGGCATCGCGTCGCGATTCTGCTGCGACTGCTCCACTGGGCACGACACCAGCCCGAGCAGGAACGTGCGCAGCGCGAAGTAGAGGTCAGACTCGGTGACGCTGATGGTGGCGGTCATGGATTCACCTGCAACTGCCCGATCACCCGGCACCATTCCGGCCATTGTTCGGCAATCGCGACCGCGAGGTACGTGTCGCCGCCGATCACGATCTTGTCGCCACCGGTGCCGGCGAGACGGTTCACTGCCTGCACGGTGCCGGGGCAGTAGATCGACTTCAGGATGCCCTGCAGATTGAGGTTGTTCGCGTGCTGCAGGTCCTTGAAGCTCAGCTCCTGCGCCTGCACCTGGATAGCTACCGGTGCGGCGTAGCTCGGAGTTACCGATCCGTCAGGGTTGGTCGTTTTCCCCGTGCTCACGATCAACTGTGCCGTGACGAAAGGATTCACCATCCCGACCATCGGCGCGGCGATCCCGTGCAGATTCATGCTGCGAAGTTCCCGTCATCCTTGCCGACGCCATGCGTTACGCTGGCGATCAGGTAGCCGGTGTCGTTCAGCGGCTTGTTGTCGGTGCCGGGGTCGGTGCCGGCCGCAATCGCCGCGGCGGCTTCCCCGACCGTCTTGCCGGTGACCGTGCGGCCCTGCTTGCGCCACTTGCGCAGCAGCACCGTGACGGGCGACAACGCCGGTTCGTTGATCTGCGCGATCGTGGCCTGAAGGTCCATCGCCGCGACGCGCCCCATCCCATCCAGCGCATCGACCGCGTCAAGCTCGCCGTTCGCGACCTGGCGCGTCAGATGCTTCATGACCTCGGCCCAGCGGTCCTGATTCTCGGCGACGGTCGGTTTCAGCATCGGCCGCGGCGGGATGCTCTTTTCGGGCACGCCGAAGTTCTGGATGGCCGCGACGTAGGCGACCGGCGTTCCGTCCGGGTATTCCTTGCCGCTCGGCCAGCCGATCTTCGCCTGCTGGCCATTGAACTGCTTCGGGAGCCGGCTCAGCGCGGCGTTGATCTTGGACGTGTCGAAGCCCATCAGAAAACGCCGCCCGCCTTGCGGAAGCCCTCGCGCTCGCACGAACCGCCGACGTAGAACCCGACGCCGCCCACGATATCCAGCAGCATGCGCAATTCCGCGCCGTACACCGTGGTCGAGAGCCAGTAGCCGAACGCCGACTTCACCGGCGGCGGCTGCAGGGTGATCGACACGGAGCCTTCGGACGCCGCGGACATCACGCCCATCGGCGTCCCGTTGGCGATCTGCTGCGCGAGCTGCGTCAGGTGCGCACACATGAGGTCGAGCGCGCGCTGCAGTTGCGCTGGGTTCGTGGTCCAGCCCGGATTCGCGTTCGGGCTGATGTAGGCAGTGCCCGTGGTCCACGTCGCCGAGAGCGCGACTTCCGGGAACGCGGTGGTGTTCGCGAACGCCGGGAACTGCGCCCGGAAGTTCGTGTCGTTGTAGGCCGGCGGCACCCAGGACATGAATCAGGCCGCGTCTTCGAGTTCCACGACGCCCTTGCCGCCGGACACCACGGCGTCGACTTGCTTGTCGAGGTAGTCGGCCGGCGTAAACGGCCTGGACTTGTCCCTCGCGTTCATGTCGGTGGCGACCTTGTCCGGATCCGCCTTGCGCGTCTGCACGGTGATGAAACCGTTCTTCTTGTGCAGGTTGAACACCGGATTCTTTTCCAGTTCCGTCATGGCTTCCTCGGTGACCTCGGTATGCACTCCCTGCGGGGTGATCAGGCGATCGTTCGCGACACCCGCGCCGCCTTTGATCAGGATGTCGCTGGTCGGCAGCGGCACGCCCTCCGGATTGCTCTCGTAGTTGACGTAGTGCTGATCGTTGGCCAGCGTGGAAAAGACGTGCACGGACTTGCCCATGTGGAAACCTCCGGTGGTGGAAATGGAAAAGCCCGCTTGCGCGGGCTTCTGGATGCTGCATTGATCGTGGCAGGGGCGCTATTTTCGGCGCGCGCTCGCGTCTGCCTCATGGACCATCGGCGCCATGGTCACCTTCATCCAGTTGATCGTCTGGACTGCTTGGTACGTGTTGAGACCGGCAAACGCGATCAACTCGGTCCCGATGCGATTCTCGGCGCCCTTGAAGTAGGCGTCCCGGTTCAAGATCATGCCGACCACGTCGACCTCGGCGCAGAAGGCTACTTCATGCGCGTAATCGGTCGATCCGACCGGCGCATTCCTCGCGACGTCTCCGTAGCAGGTCTGAACGTATTCGCTCAGCGGTCGGCGCGTCGTCCCGACCTTGACTGCGTTCCGCATGTCGTCGGGAACGATCAACCAAGGAACCGGCAACCACGGTCGCTCCGCATGATGTCCGGGCTCGATGCTGCCGGCGTCGGTCAAGACCGGCGGCCTGCTCCACTGCGTCAGCGGATTCGGCGCGGCTTGCATGTCCGCCATCGACCACTTG